AGAGTTTCTCCGCATACGTTTTGCCTCTTGAATAAATCTTCTTTATTTTCGCTGTCCAAGTACCGGACACACCCATCAGTTTACTGTCGTCCCACATTTGCCCCGAAAAGTTTATCGTTTCACGGTTTGTTTTGATTTTTGCTTCAAATGAAGTTATTTCATAACAAATACTGTTGTTCCACCAAAAATAGCCGTGCGTACCGCTGATTACTTTTCCGACAGCGGGAAGCTTTCTTTCTCCTGCCATTGTTTACTGCCTCCCTTACTCTATATTTATAGAAAATTTCAAATCCTCTATTGCATCACAGAATGTTATATCCGCCGTTACAAAAACATAACTGCCCGTCTTTGCCTTACGAATCTGTTCATCACTGTACTCGGATATATCATATTTTTGTGCAAGCCAGTCACGTTGTGCATTAACATCTATATCCGCTGTATTTTCCGCATCGCCGTACAGTACGCCTTCTCTTACAAGTCCGTCAAAATACTGATTAATAGCAGCTACAAACATAACCTTATTGTCATAGCTGTTATTAATTCCGATATAGTTATTCTCAAATGCAGAACGAATATCGTCACGCATTAAGTCCATACCCTCAATAATTTTGATTTTCTTCATATCTTCGGTCTTATCACCGCTTAAGATGTGTAGCGAATTTACACCTCGTGCGACTTTTACTTTTTCGCCGTCATTGATAAGTATAAACTTACCTTCGTCTATATCTTCATTGGGAGTAAGGCTCTCCGTTATAGAGTCAATTTCCGAAAGAACTTGATATGTCGCGCTCTCTGTCATTGACAGTCCGGCAAGCAAGCCTGCAATTCTTGCGCAGTATTCATATGCCGAATATGTCTTTGCTCCGACTTTGATACCGCTCGAGGAAAAGTTAACAATGCCCTCATTATTTGCCGCAGAACAAGGCAAAACCGCTTTGAATGTCTTTTTTGCCGCTCTCTGTGCTATAATCCAATTCTGCAGTTCTTCCGTCAAATCTTTATGCGGTTCCAACCCCGGAAACGTCAGCCAGTTCCACGACTTATTTCTAAGGCGTGCCAAGGCGGCGTTATATGACTTTTTGAAGTCCTCGCCTGTTCCCGCTCTTTCCACAAGCACTCGTTTCGGTTTACCGAGAAATATTTTATTCAAGTAGTCAAGATTTGCCGTTGTCCAGTCTGATTTCACGATATCGGCTTCATAGTTATATGTATAACTTAAATTTTCATCTCCGACTTTGGTTGAATCTTCAAGAATAACCGCTACAATTCCGTTCTGACTTCGTGTTACCGCAGTCTGTGCCTTCGTCTTAAATTCAATTAAAATTTCAGGTAACCCCATTTTTATCCCCCCGTATCACAAGTTCGCTCATTTCATCATACTTTTCTGTTTTATCCACAGCCTGAATGAAATTTATATCAAAATACACATACATTGCACTCTTTTCAATTTCAAAATTCATTTCATGAATAGTCAGATGTCTGTCCATAATATCGAAAGTCGGGTACAAAAAAAGCTCTTTTATCCTGCTGTAAGCACCTATACAGTCCTCCACAGTTTCAAGAGCCGATATATATTTTAATTCTACCGAAACAGTAAGTTCCTCAAGTGCACCGCCACAGCACAGAGGCTGTACATCTGAAGGATACGCAGAAACAAACACTGCCGGTTTTAAAAATCCCTCATCTACTTCTGATGCAACTACGTTAAATCCGGCATTCGCAAGGATTTCCGCAGTTCGTGTCTGTATATCTTTTTCTGTAATCATCTCTACTCCTACATTTGTATATCTTTTGTTATTTTATCAAGCAGTTTTTCTGCACCCAAGTTGAATTTTGCCTGTGCCTCCGATATTGATTTTTCAAGCATAAAATCACCTTGTACATATCCGCCGGATTTAATGCCTATTGCAGAACGCTGTACACGATTAAGTTTTCTGCCTCTTTCCCGAGTTCTGCCGCCGCTTACAATCTTGTGACCGAGTTCAACAAGATGTGCATGAGGTGCTGTTGACTGAACTCTCACTACTCTTACTTTACCGCCCTTATACAGTTTTACTTTTTTCGTTCTCCATGAGTTTCGGAGCTTCTTTGTCCTTACCGGTGTAAGTGATTTTGTTCTCTTATTTACGGCACGTCCTTCTGCCATAAGGAATGCGTCTGCTTGACTCGGATAATTCTTCTCGCATTGCTTCATAGCTTTTTCAAGTTCGTCAAATCCGAATACATCAATATTCCTTGCCATTTCGGTCTTTCTCCTTTGCAACAATTTGCAATTCCGTATTGTTTTCGCCTATGTTAAGAACAGAAACAATATCAAGAACCTTTAGTCCGAACATGATTTTCATATCCTCGGTTATATTCGGAAAATACCTTGTTGTAATTTTGTATGTGGTTTCTGCACGCAGTTTTTGTGACTCCTCATACTCACGTCCCGACATCGGAGAAACATTTGCCCATACGGCATACTCATTCAAAGAAAGCTGATGTGAATACAGCTGTCCGCCGCCTGCTGATTTCCATAATGCGTTGCCTTTGTTATCAGTCAGCACATACACAGAAGTTTCATCGGCATTAATGTCACTGCTTAATTTAGGTTTGAACGGAATCCAAACCGGTACATTTTCATTCATTGAATTTAATCTTTTATCAAGCGGTTTCAAAAATATAACCCGATGACGCAGTTTTGAAAAGTCCATTAAAATGCCGCCTTTCTGTATGGTCTCAGCAATGTATAAAATATACTCGGTACGCCGTTTTTAGTTCCGTCACGCTGTTCAAAGAAATATCCTATACACACAAGCATGGCTTGTTTATAGCTTTCCGGCAGTTCGTCAGGTATTGCAAGACGTGTATAATTTTCACACATTTCCCCTGCTAAGAGAATAAGTATTCGGAGATAGTTGTCCTCTGCGTCAGAATCCAAATGCAGATACTGTTTAACCTCTTCAATCGTCAGCATTTTCTTCTTCCTCCGTTTTAGACTGCACTGTTTTAGATTTAGTGTCCCTTCTTGTTGTTTTTGTGTCCCTTACTTCTTCCGCAAATCCGCACTGAACCAAATCTTCGCCTATTTTCTTTTCAACATCAACAGTCTGACCTTCAGAAAAACTGAAAGTCAAACCCGAACATGAAGTTGTTATCTTTATTTTCATTTTACCCTCCTATTATTTCATCTGAACAGTCTTAACCGATTCAGGCAATATCAGCTTTCCGTCTAATCTTTGGAATACACGGAAACCGACTTGTCCGTTCTTTGCAAAAAGTTCATTCAATCTTTGGAATGAACGTCCTTGTCTGTCAGCCACCCAATAATATGATAAATCACCAAACAGCAATATCTTATTGCCGGACTCTATCTCAGGCATATATGCAGAAGTATGTATCGGACGGTTAAGAATTGTATCCGGCTGTCCCGCCTGCAGACCCGGTTGCCATAAATACTGACCGTTACTGTCTTTAAGTTTTCTTATAGCCTTTATTGTACTGTCGCTTGACATAAATACGGCATTCTTTCGATACGGTGTTCTAAGACTGTGATATAGGTCAATTATTTCATCTGTCGTAATTGCGTTTGACGCAGCAGACGTAACCCCTACTTCAGCCGTATTTAACACACCTGTCGGTTTTCCTGTACCGTTGCCGTTGATAAATGCCAATTCCTCTGCCGCACCCATTCTTCTTGCAAATTCCGATGATATGTATGTTTCAAGATTAAATGCGGAGTCATTGAGCAGTTCTTCCGATACTTTTATAATCGTACTGAGCTTATGAGCTCCAAGAGATACCGTTCCGAACTCATCATCGCTTTCAGTGTATTCCGAGCCTTCATCTGTCCACACAGCCTCACCGTGAGATGCAACTACCGGAATCTTTTTATCACCGTTTGCACTTGTTATGATTGTAGTTAATCCTCGCATAATGTTTTCATCGGCAAGTTTGTCAATAAGAACTGTCTCGTATTCGTCCGGAACAAGATATCCGCCGTCACTGTCAGTACCAATCTGCAATGTATCATGTACCGAATATGACAGCTGATTATTCTTCATAAGCTTCCAAAATGCCTGCTTATATTCGTTACTTGCTCTGCCCGTTTTTGTATTACCGTTCGTTTTAGGTGTTTCAAGAACGGGTGTATTAACAGGAGAATTCAGTCTTTTTTCCATCTCTGCCTGACGTTCTAAAATATCTATCTCTTTGCCGAGAGCAACAATTTCACTCTCCATTTTTTCATATGTTTCTACGTCCTCTGCCGAAAGCATATCGTTTTCTCGTTTTGCATTATCAAGAAATTTCTTTGTCTTTTCCCATAACGCTGCCCTTTTTTGTCTTAAATCAGTTATTGACGCCATTTATATTACCCCCATTATTTCAATAAATTTAATCTTGTTTCAAACTGTTCTGACGGAATACAATACTTTGAATCTTCCGGCTTGACTATCGGCTTAAGTTTTTTTCGCATTGCGGCAATAGTATTAGTCACCATTGTTGTTTTGTCAAAAATCATATCTTGATTATCAGTGCTGTCATCATTGCCGTATAGGATTTTGTCACAGAACCCCATATCATGTGCCGAATGTGCATTCATCCATGTTTCTCCGTCCATCAAATGTGACAGTTTGCTTCGTGACAGTCCGGTCTTTATCTGATAGGCATTGATAATTGATTCTTTTACTTCGTTAAGAAAATCAATACCTTGTTCAAGTTCCGATGCCTGTCCGTAAAGCATCATTGAAGGATTATGTATCATAATCATTGATGTCGGAGACATCTCAACCATATCCCCAGCCATTGCAATTACAGATGCCGCACTTGCCGCAATGCCGTTTATTTTAACGGTAATTTCGCCGTTATGTTCTTTTAGTGCCGTATATATTTCACTTGCCGCAAAACAGTCACCGCCCGGACTGTTTATCCATACCGTAATATCACCTTCGTACCGATTAAGTTCATCACGGAACATTTTCGGTGTTACATCATCGCTGTACCAGCTTTCTTCCGCAATTACGCCATTTAAAAAAAGCACATTTTCTGTGCTTTCATTTTCTTCGTCTATTTTGTTTTTAACAGTCTTGAACCTCCAAAATTTACTCATTTTCACTTTCACCCCCGCTGTTGTAATTTCCGGCATTATTTATATCAACCATATTGCCGTTACACAAATATCTGTCACCGCCAAGTTCTTTAGGTATTTTATTCATATCCTCCAATTCCCTTATATCGTTTGCACTGTACCACCCATTCTGTCTGCCGATAGCATATCCGCTCATACGGCTTTTAAAATCCCCTCGCAGAAGTCCGTCAACATTGAATTTTACGAAGTATTTCTTCTGTTCTTCTTCTGTCAGAAGCTGCTGAAATATTGTCTGCTCTATCCTCACAAGCCACGGCCGGATTGTATTCGTTACAAAATCAAGCGACTGCTGTTCTATATTGTTAAAACTTGATTTTTCCAAATCGGCAATCATATGCGGAGGAACACGAAATATTCTGCATATTTCATTCACTTGAAATTTTCTTGTTTCGAGAAACTGTGCCTCATGAGGATTTATCGAAATCGGATTGAATTTCATTCCTTCTTCCAACACTGCAACCTTGTGTGCATTTGAACTTCCGCCGTATGCGTCATTCCATGCGTCACGAACTTTTTCAGGCTCTTTCAAAACTCCCGGATGTTCCAAAACTCCGCTTGGTGTACCGCTGTTTGAGAAAAAGCTTGAGCCGTATTCTTCGGCAGCAATAGAAAGTCCTATCGCATTCTTCGCCATAGCAATCGGTGAGTATCCCACAAGTCCGTCAAATCCCAGTCCGACTATATGCAGAATTTCATCTTTGCGAAATACAAATGTCCCCTGCTTATCACTGTTATATGTGTAATATATTTTGCTGTCCGCACCTCTGTCTATATGCATCTTTTCCGGCATAAGCGGATAAAGTGCCGTAACCTCACCTTTACCGTTTCGGATAATCTGTGAATACGAATTCCCCCATAAAAGCAGATGTAACATCATAACCTCACGCATTATGAAACTGTTCATTTCAGGATTGGGTATATCGTGCAGAAGTCTGTACAACGGATGCGTAAAGGCTCGCTCTTTTCCGCTGTCCGTGTATTCATAAA